ATCTATAATAGAAGTTGTACTTGCGCCAAGCAAGTTGTCGGAAGAACTTTTATAGTCCCATATAATAGTACTTAGCACTGATACGTCTCCCCCTGCTGCAAAGTTATTGGTATCCGCAGCATCAAAACCTTCTCCAGAGTATTCCACACCCCCTATAACAGATAGAGATAAGGCATACCCTTGAGTAGTCTTCATCTGTGAGAACGGTATAACTAGTACTTTAGAAATATCTTCGTAGTCTGTATTAGCTTTATAATCAGCATCATTAAAGTATTCCAACCTAAACTCTGCAGACTTGCAGGATACGTTACGAAGTACATTGCACGAGCTCTCCACGTGATACATATAATCATAAGGAAGAGTAAAAAATTCTCTATACAAATACTTACCTTTGTAATAAGCAAGTTTCTCCCTATCCACAAAACCAGTAAAACCCCGGTACTCCTGTACAAGGGTGCTTAAGTCATCAATACGTTTCTGAGACTGTTCAAATCCTGTACCGTAGATATTATTTCTACCGTACTTAAGATTGATGAACTTCATCATACTCTTATTAAGTTCCAAGTCAACTTCCTGGGAAAGTAAGCTGTCAGCCTGGAGTGAATTTACTTTATCCACTCCCTGCCTAACAGCTATATGCATAGTATTAATATCCATTGATACATTATTCTATTAGAGTGCCAATTCTTTGAGCTTTGCCCTAAGAACTGTCAACGTTCCTGAATTCTTTTTATCTTTCAAGTATACCACAGCATCTGAAAGTGTATCACCAATAACCTCGTCAATGTAAATCACTTGGTTACCAATTCTTCGCAGAACACTAGCTGATACCATTTCTTCAATCTCTGACTTAGTTTCCAAATTCTTATCTGTCGCTAAACGTAAGAACTTTTTAGTTTGAGTACTCTTGATTTCATACAACGAGTTTTCAACTTGCTCATCTGTCATCCTATCCGGATTAGTGTTAGAGATAAGTCGTAACACTCGCTTCATATTCTTAACATTAGCAGACATCTTGATAAACTCTTTATCAGCATCTTTTCTAAGTTGAATATCTGCATTCTTAACTTTATCCTCTCTTGTAAGATCGTGAATGTAGAAACGCTTATTAAAGTCTTTCTCCATTTCCTCCTTTGTAAGAGCTACGTGGGGATGTTTGATAGCGAATTTGTATTTTAGATAATCCATAATACTAATCGGTGTCCCACCTTCATCTAAACCTACCTCTAACTTTACTCCTGTAAATCCTACAGGAATTGTTAACTCAGCCCAGAAGGCTTTGGAGTGTTTAGGCCATTCTACATGGTCAGGACTAACATCTAATATCCCATCCATTAATTTTTTTTCCTCTGAGGCACTTAGACCTTTTAAAGGTTGTCTATTTACATAGACACTACTTAGCTTCATAATTGCTTCTGCTCGTACCGCTTTTGGTAGATGTCCGTGCAATTCTTGTCTTCTAATATAAATCTCTTTACTCATAATCTCAGTTCTTTTGTTTTATGTTAATTTTGATAGAGAGAAGAATACTCTCCGATAATTTAGGTTAAAAACGTGGGGGAACTACCCCCCACATCAAAACCAAACCAATATATAAACCGCAACGAATTGCCTTTATTGAGCCACACATGTGATGTCAAGCGAAGTATCAAAACGCTTAAGCGCGATACCAGCTGTTTTCAACATATGTACGGATGCACCATCCACGTCAGACGCTCTAGAAGAACTAGAATCAAATCCACGAGGTACTACAGAACCAGCTACACACCATCTTAACATCTCACGACCAGTCTTATTGATCATTTGTAAGTTATTCTGACCATCGTAATTAGATTGATCAACGAATACCATACGGTAAGATTCAAGTGAGTACCCTGTTACTGGGTGCTTAGTACGAGCTTGTGCAACAGCACCGTGATCGAACATAGGTAATTTCACTACGTTAATTACGTGACCATCGATATGCTCATACGAATTAAAGTATCCAGTCAAACCTAAGTTACGACCAGATCCTGTGATGAAACGATTCTCTCCACCAACTTTCCATCCGCCTGTGCCGACAAAGTGATTTTTAAGAGCTTCATCAAATTCACGGGCACCACCGGTACCAGTGTATAAAGTAACCTGCTTGTTAGCAGCATCAGTCATTCCGTAGAATAAATCTCCGATGATGTTCTTAAGCTTAGTCTCAGTCATTACAGAATAAGTATCCTTGTTGATTACTTGCTCTAAAAGACCAGGTCCAACAATTACCGGCTGACCATTCTCATCCTTCATTGCAGTGTGACCATTTGCATCATAAGATTTCTCACCGTACCAGTAGTACATTTCACACTCTTCTTTGAAGTCAAGCATGTGTAAGTATTCTTCATAATCCATCCAAAGCTTAGTCGTTCCTCCACCTTTTTTAGGCAAAGCAAATTCAGCTACGAAATCCTTAGCGTTACCAGACATGTGGTAAGACTTACGAACAGTAGTTAATTTGTTACGAACCATTCCTGGTGTATCCCAATTTGAAGCATTTCCACGAGAGAAATCAACTCCTACTGGTGCATACATTTGAGCCCAAAGAGCTCCAGCTACACAATCAGCTGCGGGGATAGAGGCAGTTACAGAAGGGCTTACAACTTGGAAAGTGTATTTCCAATTTGAACCACTTGCTTCCGGAGCTTTCATAATACGAGCTTGAGCTCCAGACTGCGAAACTAATACGTATGGAAATACGAAATGTTTGTCAGGAAATTCAAGTGCGAAAGTTGCTCCACCAGCACCTTGTGCGCCAGATACTGTTGCTGCTACCGGACGAGTTCTCAATCTATGTGTCGAAACACGGTACTCATATTCTAGCCTGTCAATTGACTTAGTGTTACCTACACCCTCTGTTAAGAATGATAGTGGAAACCTCTTGTCGTCTTTACCAGACAAATGAGTGATGATTGGAGATAACTCGGCAGGTTTAGATAACAACGCATTAGAAAGACTGTTCATGTCCGTCATTTGCGAGTCATTGTAAAAGCGTTTTTGAACGCTTATATTTGTTCCATTTGCCATTTTTATCTATTTTAAAAATTATATATGCAGTCGTGTTTCCACTAATTGCCTTGTTTATAAACTAAGATCTAATTCTTCAAGATCAAAAGATGAGTTACCTCTTGCAGCTCCTCTTGCACTTTTAACCTTCCCGGCGTTCTTTGAGATCTTGTCTCGTAACGACTTCGCGTTCTTAGTTGTCGCCTTCTTGCTGATGATGTCATCTAACTTGAATCCCTTATACATAAGGAAATCTATCGCCAGCTTTACATCCATCTCGGCCTCACTGTGGTCAACATCTCTTTGTGTATGACCTTCTTTATTCACTGGTTTTGAAATATAATCGAAGAACTTTCCTTTATCTTTCTGCGGAACTGTTAGTCCTGCAAACTCTTGAGAGTCAGTAATTGTTTTATGTACGCCATTCCAAAATTCAGTCTGCTTTTGTTCAGATGCAGCTCTGTCTTCTTTTTGTTTAGAGATAAGCGTTTGCCTATCCTTGTTCTGCGTTGTAGCTAAGGAAGCTTTCGCGGCAGTTGCTTTCTGGTGTAATTTACCAGTATCTTCATAATCCTCTAGCAGCTCTTGGATAAATTCCTTGTCATGCCCTTTAGATGCGAAGTAGTCTCCTAGTATAGCTTTCTGGCTTTGTACATCTCCTTCAGCTATTTCAATCTTATTGTAATCCAAGGTTGGATCGTACGCTTTCATGAAATCTTGAGAGTCTCCTCCGTCCATTACATAGTTAAGATGATCCTTGATTAGTGGAAACTTCTCGAATAACTCATCCAGTTGTGATTCCGCCATCTTTGCTCCCATATCTTTGGTAAGCTTTGTAAGACCGTCTGCAGTATCTTCATACTCTTCGTCAGACTCAAATCCTAAGTTTGAAAGAATCTCTCCGACAACGCTATCAGGATCAGTTGCATCCCCATCGTCAGCACCATTGTTATCCTCATCAGAATCATCAACATCATCGTCGTCCGAGGCATCTACATCCTCTTCAGGTTTCTTACCCTTCTTAGGTTCTACTGCAGCAGCTGCTTGA